CGCTCTCGATGGGCAGCATGGGCTTGCCGCAGGCGCTCAGCACCTGATTGGTCAGGGCCAGCAGCAGGACAGCAGTGCGGGTGATGGTACCGGCGGAGATGGTGGGTGCGGTGGGCTCGGTATAGGTATGTGCTTTCATGATATGCCTTTCTCCCGGCATCGCCGGGCTCAGTGTTATGCGTGAATTCTCTTCATCTCGAAAAACGAATCGGCTCACGCGACATCGCTATCACGGATGGGCAGGGTCTTGGCGCGGGTGTACAGTTCCGTGCCCGTGCCGTTGCCGCCCAGCGCGTGATAGCTCTTATACAGATATTCCAGATTTTTCAGGCCGGAGGTGTCGATGCCGTCCTGCTGGATGTAGTAGGTGCAGGACTGGTAGAGGCGGTCGTGCATGATGGCCAGCAGGCCGTCCTTGATGGTCCGGTACTCGGTGACCTTCTTGATCAGGTAGCCCCAGCCGATGCCCAGCAGCCAGATGGCACCCTCCATCCAGTGGGCAGCGATGTAGGCAAAAACTTGCTCCATTGGTATCACCCCCTTACTGCGTCCAGCGGCTTTTGTTGGGCCGGGTGTCCACATGCACCCAGCCCTTGGTGCGTCCGGCCTTGACCGGGTAGCGGCCCACGCCTCCCCAGGCGGGCATCAGACTCTCGGCGTAGGCGGCCACGTCCTCGACGCTGACGCCCTGCACCTGGATGTCCGCCGCCCGGCCCAGCAGGTGCTGGCTGCTCTTGGCCCCACCCACGGCCGCGTTGTGGGCCGCCGTGCGGTACCCGCTGGTGATCGTGATGGGCTTGCCAAAGTGCTCCCGGATGCACTGCAAAAGCACCACAAGGCTTTCGTCAATCATCACGACGTCGCTGCCGTCGCGGCAACGGAACTCGCGCACCTTAAAGCCCAGTGCCAGCTGCTTGGCACCGTCCTTGGCAAGACTATACTGTTTGATCGCCATGTCCTCACGTCCTTCCCGCCGGTCAGGCACCGGTCTTTTCGGCCAGCAGCTCGGTCAGCTCCTTATACTCGGCCTCGGTGATGCGGTTCGTGGCGTAGAAAACATCCAGCTTCTCCGCAAGTTTTGCGGTCTGGCCGCGCTCGATCATGCGCTTCAGGGTGCGATATAACATAGGTTTGTCCTCCTTATCAGTCCGTTGTGTTTGTGTCTGTGTCGTCCAGCCCCTGCTCCAGCAGGGTCAGGCGGTAGTCGGCGTCCACAGCCATGGCGTCCGTGTCCGCCTGCGCGGCCTGCGTTTCTGTCAGCAGGTCGGCAAGTGTGGGGTAGTGGTAGCCGTCAATCCAGAGTTCCAAAGGGAACACTGTTTTGTATGGATAAACAACATGAAGGATGCCGTTTGTTTGGAATGTGATTGTAAAATTGATGTCACAGTCATAAGTTGTCGTGCCACCGCGTGCAATGCTTTTTTCAGTGTTATTACCGTAGCTGTTGTACTTGCCTTTGGTAATGCATATCTTATCAACATTGCCTGGAATCTGAACATCCCAAGTTGTGAATTTGTTAGGAGACGTCACATGGGTGTTCCACACCAGTCGCGCCTCCGACTTGACCGCCACGGCGGCAGCGATCTTATCATTGAGCGTTTTGCCGCTCAGGGTGCCGTCCGCAGCGATGTCCAGATAGTCGCCCACCTTCACGCCGCCCAGCTGGTCCGCCGTAGCGGGCGGCAGGGTGTACGGCGTGCCGAACTTTTGGTCGGCCTCTTTCTGGCTGTACACTTCCGTTTTCGAGTAGGTCTCCTCCCGGCTGTACACCTCCGTCTTTGCGTAGGTCTCGTTCTTGCCGTAGGCTCCCACATCCGCCGCCGTCAGGGCTGTGTCCTTTCCGGTTCCTCCGTGTTCCACGCCCAGCACGCCGGTCATCACATCCAGTGCCGTGGTGTCCTTGGTCTGCAGCGTCCGTGTGCTGCCGTCGCCCATGGTCAGGGTCAGCGTCCGTCCGGTCAGCTGGATGCTTTTCACATAGCCCGCACTGTCCTCCGGCACTGCGTCCACATCCCCGGCTGTCAGGGTCACCACACCGCCCTTGCCGTTCACGCTCTTCACCGGCCCGTCCGCCGGTGCCGTTTTCTCCGCCCGATCGGCTGCCGCCTCGGCCCGGGCTGCGCCGCTTTCTGCCGCTTTCTGTGCCGCCCCGGCCTGTCCGGCCGCCGTCACCGTTTCTGTCCGTGCCGCCTCGGCTCTCTTCGCATCCTTCGCGGCCGCACCTGCGCTGTTCCGCGCTTCCTGCGCGCTGGTCGCCGCACTGTTCGAGTACGCCAGTACCCGCGCCACAAAGGTCTCGTACTGTGTTGGGCTGATCTCCGCGTCGCCGTCGGTGGCAAGCGTCTCATAGCAGTCGTATTTTGCCGGCCGTGTCAGCGCCCGGAAGCCGTCCTCGCCCAGGGCCAGCAGCATCCAGCTGCCGCAGCTCGACGCGGTAAACTCCTTGCCCACCGCGCAGCTATGCGCTTCGTTCAGCAAAATGGGGGCAGGCAGGGTGCCGTCCTGCCGCTGGATGTGCAGCGTCACGCTCTTGCCCTGCCAGCTCTCCGGCAGGGTAAATTCCAGCCGCTCTACGTTCGCGCTGCTCTGCCCGCCCAGGTGCAGCACCTTCATCTCCGGGGCAAACTCCACCCCGCCGAATCGCTTTTCCACGATCCTTACCTGCATGGTCTTTTCCTCCTTCCGTTTTTCTCCCAGTCTACCGTCCCGCTGCCCCGCAAAAAACCGTGTACTTTTACAAAAGCACCCCGGCAGGTCTTGCCCGCCGGGGTGCTTTCTATGGGTGACAAAACGTCACCGGATGGCTGCCACTTGGTCGCCACTTGGCTGCCACTTGGTTGGCATCTGGTTGTCACCGCAGCAGTGCATACGGGTCCTCTTCCGGTTCCGCCTGTGCCGCCTTCTCCGCCGCTTTTTCCCACTGTGCAAAGGTCTTTTCCGTGTACAGGGCCTTCCCGTCCGCGTCGGTCAGGGCCAGCAGCACGTCGGCCAGCTGCTGCTTGTCCGCATTGCTGCCCGCCAGATACTCCGGCTTTGCCAGCTCGGTCAGCTTGCTCTTCAGGCTGCTCGGCGTCCGTCCGGCCTTCATCAGCCGGTCGTACTCGGCCTGCACGTCCTGCGCCTTCCGGCTGTCCACCGCCTCGCTCAGGTCCGCGTACATGTCGCCCGCGTCGCCCTTCAGCAACGCATCTGCTTTAACATTGATAGCACCTTCGCTTCCCTTTCCGTCTCGGTTATCTCCTGTCACCATGTCAATAACTTTACTTCTCCTTTCTGCATCCTCCTTCACATTCTTCCGGATTCCCATCACGTCATACACATCACTGATGATTTCCTGTGTCAGCCTCACGCGGGTTTCATCGTCTCCCGCATTTCGTGCTTTTGCCGCAGCCTCCACTTTTTTGTCGTATTTTACCAGCCGCGTTTTCAGCTGCTTGTAGATCTCGTCCTCCTTTCCCATGGCCACCAGTTTCTCCACCGCCGCCTGTGCCTCGTCCGCGTCGCCGCTGGCATAGGCATTGTACAGCCGGTCATACTGCCCGGTCGCGCTCTCCGGCAGGCTGTTGAAGCTAAATTTTCCGCCCTGCGCCACGTTCTGCGCATCGTCCCAGTACCCGCGCACTGCGTCCACCATCTTCCGGCCGTTGCCGTAGGGCACCCCCACGATCTCAAAGCCGTTTTCGATCAGGGCCATGCCCTTCTCCATCAGCTTCTTGTGGTGCTTTTCCAGCTCCGCCTCGTCCATCTCGCTGGTGTCCTTCTTCAGCTCCGCCGTAAACTTCACCACATCCGACGCCATGTCGTTTACCGCGCTGATGTTCGTGGCGCTGATCACGTCGTAATCCTTGCCCTCGATGGCGTTGTCGATCAGGCTGTACAGCTCGCTGCCAAACAGGAAGTTGCCCATCGTGCTCTCGGTGGACAGCGAGAAAAAGCGGCTCACCATGCTCTTCAGGGTCACGTCGCCGTTCTCGTCCTGCTCCCGGTCCCACCGGTGCAGCAGGAAGTCCGCGCCGATCTTCATCATGGCAAACACCGCCACCTGCGCCGCCTGGCTCAGGATGGCCCGGTCCCGCTGCTTTGTCGCCCGCTGCAGCTCTGCCTTGTTCGCGTCGCTGGCGTCCGCCTTGTACCGCGCCGCCTGCGCTTTCCAGTCGCCCACCGCGTCGATCAGGATGCCCGCATTCTGGAAGCGCTGGGTCGTGAACATCGTAAAGGTCTTTACCATCTCGTCCGGGTTGCGCTGGATGCCTGCCCGCTGCATCACGGTGTAGTTCGGCTGGGTCTGCTCGATCACCTTCTGGTAGGTGCGGTTCACCGCCTCCCAGTATGCCGGGCTTCCGGTCTCTCCCGCGCCCTCGAATTCCGCCGCGTGGTTTTTGACATAGGCCTTGCTGCCCTCCCACAGGGCTGCCACCGTGATCTCGTCCATGCCGTTGATCCACCCGGTCAGCCATCCGGGCACCTTGTCCATGCCCTTCTGCACCAGCGTCTCCCGCTTGCCGATGCTCTGCAGCTCGCCTTTTCCGGTCCCGCGCTGCCGCCACTGCAAAAGCACGTCCCCGTGCTCTGCAATTTCTGCTTTCAGCGCTGCCTTCTGCTTCGATTTCACAAAGGGCACCACCGACGTCATAGTGTCCCTCACAAATGGCATCACCGACGCCATGGTGTCCCCGCCCAGCACGGCCGCCGCCGTCGGCAGGCTCGCCGCCTGTGCAATGGCCACGCCCGGGTTCAGGGTCAGCACCGCCCCCGCGTAGTTGCCCCGCAGCGTGCTCAGCATCCGGCTCACGCCGTTGGAGCGGTGCCGCTGGGTGGTCTGCAGGTCGGTCATCAGATCGTCCAGGTAGCTCACGGCCTTCGTGCCCCACTGCTCCTTGATCACGCCATTTTTCAGGGTCTTCACGCCGTCCCGGGTCTCCACCCCTGCGTTCAGGATCTTCTGCACGTCCCGGATGGGCGCGGCCAGTCCCGCATAGGCCGCCGTGTCTCGCAGGCTGCGCTGCACCACGCTCGAGCACTCTTCCAAAAGGATGGGCTTGCTGCTCTTCACACGGTTCTTCAAAAAGCCCCGGCCCTCAATGGTCGCGTCCAGCTTCACTCCGTCGATCTCGGTCGCCAGTGCAGCCTTGTCCACCGCAATGGGGTAGTAGTTCTGCACGGTGGCCCGCTTGTAGCCCACCAGCTGCAGGCTCGTCTCGTTGATCAGCTTCGTGGTGTAGGTTCCAAAAAACTCCTTCATGTCCGCGCACCACGCCCGGTCGTAGTCGGTCATGGCCGCTTCCAGCGTGTTCAGGATGGTGTCCGCCATGGCTTCCCCGTTTCCGTCGCTCAGCATGCCCAGCTGCACCAGCTGTCCCTTCTGGTAGGCCTGCTCCACGTCGCCCTTGCTGTACAGCTGCGCATCCGGCACCACCATGCCGCCGGTCATCAGGTGCTCCCGGCTGTCCTTGTTCTGCAGGTGCATGTACAAACTGCACAGCTGCGCATGGGTCAGCGGCACCGCGTTGTGGTCCGTGTCTCTCAGGCCCACGTCCACAAGGTCCGCACCCGGCCCGGCAAAGGCCTGCGCTTCCTTGGCGTGCTTTGCGCCCGTCACGTCCGCAAACAGCTTCTCGCCCTCGATGGTGATCTTCGTCTGCCGGTACTGGCCGTCGTTCAGCATCTGCCCGATCTTCTCCATCTGGCCGCCGTTCTTGTAGCCGCCCAGCATCCGCAGCACCCGCTCGGCCCCCAGCATGTCCAGGTTGTACTTGGTCAGCAGGTTCTGCAGCCCGTCCAGCGCCCCGCCGGGGTGGTTGCCCTTGCTCAGCGTCACCTCATAGGCTGCCTCGTCCGCGATCTTGCTCACCTCTTCGGCCTTCGCAAGGCTCACGGTCTTGTTTTCGTTCCGGATCACATGCAGCGTCGCGCTGGTGATGGCCTTCAGCATCCGCATCTGGTCCACCGTCATGGGCAGGTAGGTGCGGCTCTCGGTCTCCCGGATCCGCTTGCGCAGCCGCTCCTGCAAGGCCAGTGCCTTCTCGCTGTAGGGCAGCTCCTCAGCCTCGGCCAGCTTTGCCTGTAAGTCGGCCAGCTTTGCATCCTTCCACGCCGTCAGGTCGGTCTGCAGCGCCGTGATCAGCTTCGGCACCCCGGTCTGCTCCCACTCGGTGGTCATGGCCGTGGGGCTGCCCTCGCTGCCCATGCTCGCCTGGATGCTGTTCTGCAGCCGCGTCAGCTGGTTCACAGCCCGGTCGTTCAGCACGGTCATGTCGGCGATCTTTGCCACCTCCGCCGCCTGCACGATCAGCCGCTGGCTCACATACTTGCCCTTGTTCGGCCGCAGCACCATCTGGTTCAGCGCCGCCGCATCCTGCCGGATGCCCCGCTTCAGCTCGTCCATCTTCCGGCCGTCCCGCGCTTTCTGCACCCGCTTCTCGGCCACCCGCTTCGCAATGGCAATCTCCTCATCCCGCTGCTGGCGTGCCACCTCGGCGGCCAGTGCGTTCCGCTGCGCCTGCTTCTGCTGCCAGGCCTCGGCCTTCCGCTGGTTCTCTTCCTCCCATTCCATGATCTCGTTTTCCTGCACGATCAGGCTGTACTCGGCCTTGTCCGCACGCCGCTGCTCGTCCCGCACCTGCCGGGCAAGGTCGGCGTTCTCGCCCCGCAGCTGCCGCACCTCCAGCCTTGCCTCGTCCCGCATCTGCTGCAGTTCGGTCCGCATCCGCTTGCGTTCGGCTTTCCATTCCCGCTCGTAGGTCTCCCGCAGCACGGTCAGCTTCTCGTTCAGATCGCCCACGTTGCTCACGTCCACGCCCAGCAGTTCCAGGTTCGCGTCCAGCTGCTTTTCCGCTTTCGCGTTCCGCTTCTGCAGCTCGCTCACATGCTGCACCTCGGCGTTCCGGCCCGCTGTGCGCTGGTTCTCGGCCAGCCGCCGGTTGAATTCCCGGCTCTGCACCTTCTGCACGCCCCGCAGGCCCTTTTCCACCTCGGCCGCCCGCGCCGCGTCTCCGGCAGCCGCCTTCGCCGCTTCCAGGTTGTGCCGCTGGATGCCCTCAAAAATAGCCTCGGCATCGGTCAGCTGGGGCAGCTGCATGATATCCCCGATGATCCTGCCCGCCAGCTCCATTCTGGCGTCCTCATACTCGGCCTTGTCCGCAAAGCGGCTCATGGTCTTCGGCTTGATGGCGTCGTGCAGGTTCATCAGCACGTCCAGCCACTCGGTGCTCTCGAAGCTCTGACTGCCCGCCACACCGGCCTGCTCTGCGGCCTGCTTCCACAGCGCCTTGGCTCCATCGGTCACGCCGCCCACGGCGCGGTCATCATTCACAAGGCTCTCATACTGCTCCGCCGGGTTGCCGTCCCGCACGCCTTCGGCCTGCCGCAGGGCCACGCCGTGGCGCCGTGCCTCGGCCACCGCCTCGCTCCAGCTGCCGTACCGCTTCACAAGCTCGGCCTTTGCCTGCCCGTTCCTGTTCACGGTGTACTCCAGCTTGTGCAGTTCCGGGTACTCGTCCCACAGCTCGCTGTTGCGGTACATTGCCCCGTCCTGGATCTCTCCTGCCAGCGTCTCCGCCAGCGCCTCGGCCTTCTCCATGTCCGCGCCGTCCGCCTTCAGGTAATTCACCAGCACTTCGGTCTCTTCTGCCAGCTTCGCCCGGTCGGTCTTGCTGCCGTTTGCCTTCAGCCAGCGCCCGGCCAGTTCCTCCACCGCGCTCCGGCTTACTGTCACGCCCCGCGTCAGCCCAAAGAACTGGCTTAGTGTGTCCAGCGCCGCCGCCTTCTCGGCGATCACCCGGCTGGCCTGCTGCTGCTCGTTCCGCTTCGCGTCCCGGCTCGCCTGTTCTGCCAGCTGGTAGCGGAATCTTGCCAACTCGCTTTCCTGTGCCAGCTCCCCGGTCCTTTCCCGCACCACCTTGTCCGCATCCACACGCCCGCTGTATTCCTTGCTGGCGGCAACCCTGCCGTCTGCTGTGGAGATGTCCAGCGTGAACTGCCCGCGCTCGCCGCTCAGCTGCTCGGCCATTTTCCGGATCTGTTCCAGCTGCTGCGCCGTGGGGGCCGTGTCCGCCGAAATGTCCACGCCCGGTGCCTCGGCCATCACACGCACATTGCCGTCCAGCAAAAACTCATTCAGAGCTTCCGTGCCGTTCTTCACTTCCGCCGGGCCGAACACCTCCAGAATTTCCCGGTGGTCGGTGTCCCGGCTACGGTCATTCTGGGCAAAGTCCAGCATCTGGCCGTCCGGCAGAATGTACCCTGCCCGCCGGAATTCTTCCGTCACGCCGAACTGCTCCTTCGCCAACATCCGCCGGTACTCCGCATTGCCGCCGTACGCTTTGGCTCTGGCATTGTAGGCGTTCTGTGCATCCTTGGCCTGGGCGTCCTTCCGCTGCTGCAGACGCTCATTGGCTGCTTTCATCTGCTCCGTCAGGGCGCTGTCCCGCTCTTCCAGCGCGGCCAGGCGGCTGTTGTACTCCTTGCGCTTTGCAAGGTAGTCCTGGTATTCTGCGCTGTCCCGGTAGGCCTTGCCCTCTGCGGAAAAAACGCCCAGCGCCTTTTTCTTTGCCTCGATCCGCTGCACTTCGGCACTGTTCAGCCATGCACTGCGTTCTTCCTTCAGGGCACTGCGCTGCTTGGTCAGCTGCTGCTGTTCGGTGCGCAGCTTTGCCAGCTCATCCTGCTCCGCCAGCTGATAGCGCACATTTTTCTGCACAGCTGCATTGTTTTCCTTGCTTTTGGCAGAGGTTTGTGCTATAGTAGTGTCAGAAGATACTTCCTGAGCATCCGCAAGGGTGCTCCGCACAGCTTTCGGGAGCTGTGTGGGAGTATCTTCTTTTTTTGTCATATTTTCCTCAGTGTCAAACGTCACATAGCTTCCATCTGTCCAGCATACCTCATGAACATAGAAATTCTTCATGCCATTCTGCCGGGTGTATTCTCTTACAATCACGCCTTCATACAGCTTTGTTCCGTCAATTTCGACGGGCGCTGCAAAGACATAAGTATCATACCCTCGTCCCTGCCAGTTTTGCTCATACCCGATTTGCTTTCCTTTTTGAATTACTTCGGGGACTGCAGCAACCGCAACCTGTTTTGCTTTGCTGTTCCCATGCTGCACCGTTGCACGTGCACCGCTCTTTGTCAACTCCACCGTTCCGAAGTTTTCACGAATCACTTTGTTTCCTATAGAATCAAAGAATTCTTCAACATTGGAAATGTTTTCGTTTCGCGTTTTTCCGAAAGACACCTCTGTTCCTTCGATTGTCGCCACCGGTTTCATTTCTTCCAATTCGTCCAGATGGCCGTTCATCTGCTCCACCAGAGAATCTTTTCCCTCGTGCAGCTGGAACCGCACCCCCTGCGCCGCACCCTCACTCTTGAGGGCTGCGGCGTTTTCTTTTGCCGCGCGCAGGGCGTCCATGGCCTTTTCCGCGTGGGCAAAGTATTCCTCCTGCAGCGCCCGTTTCTCGGCCTCGGCCAGCCGCTGCGCTTTCAGGGCGGCTTTGTTCTCCGGGTCGTTTGCCAGCACTTCCTTTGCCCGGCTCACGATGTCGGTCAGATGGTTCTTCACCGCGTTCATCACTTTGCGGATGGTCCCCGCCCGGCCCGCGTTCTTCTCTGCCTGCCCGCGCTGGAACTCCACCCACCGCTTGAAGCTCTCCTCGCTGTCAAAGATGCCGCGCCAGGCGTCCGCCACCAGTTCCTCGGCTGCTTCGCCGTAGGTCAGGTTCTGCTGTGCGTAGTCGGTCAGTTTCGCCCGGATCAGATCGTCGATGTTCTCAAAGCCCTCGCTCTTCGCAAGGTATTCCAGCACATGCTGCTGCACCGCTTTTGCGCCCTCGGCGTCCAAAGCGTTATACCAGTGCCAGTCCTCGTGCAGCACGGTGCCGAAAATGTCTCCCGCACTGTCCGCAAAAAAGATCTGTCCGGCAGCCGTGTCCACATAGGCCTTCACCCGCTCATCGCCTTCCAGCACTGCCTTCAGCACCGCATCGGTGTCGGTCGCCCGCGCGTTCAGCTCGATCAGCTTTGTGGCTACCTCGTCTGCCGTGCGCATGGTGCCTTTGTACAGCACCCGTCCGCTGCCGCTCACGCTCTTTGCGCTCAGCGCACCGCCCGGTGTCCCGGTCTGCACGGCCCCGGCTTCCGCTTCGCCCTTGCCCTGCAGCCACGCGATCTTCAGCGCCGCTTCTCCGCCGGGCTGTGCCAGCACATAGTCCGTGTTCACCGCAAGGCCGTTCATACCCTTCGCCAGCTCCATAGCCTTGTCAAAAGTGGTCACGTCCTCCATCTGTCCCAGCCGGTACAGGCTGGAGGCCGCCGCCGCATACCGGCTCTCGTCCGCAATGCCCGTCGGCATGTTCCGGCTCAGCGTCTGTGCCGCGCCCTCGCTTACCTTCCAGCGCAGCAGCTCCCGATGTACGCTGCTCTTCTGCGCGCCCTCGCTGCGCACTTCCAGCCCGGCCGTCTCCCGCAGGGCTGTCGGTTCCGCCTGCTGTGCAAAGGCTCCCTCACCGAGGGAGCTGTCGAGCGAATGCGAGACTGCGGGAGTTTCCACCGTTTCCCCGGCGTTTTCCACCCGCTGACCGTTGACATCCCCCGCCTGCTGTGATACAGTTGTGTCGGCGGAAGTATCTGCACTTAACGTTCCGGACGTGTCTCTGGGGTCGGCAACGGCATCCATAGAGGGCTGCAGAGCTTTCGCTATTTCTTTTTCCGGCACTCCTACTGAAGATAAATACTCAGATACAATAAAGTTTTTACTTTTCTTTGTATCACAGACGGCTTCCACAACAATGTGGGAGCCGTCTATTTTTTTCTCAAAGATCACAATGGGCGCTTTTTTACGGCTCCCAGTATAATATCCGTCCGCTTTTCGCGTTGCCAGATACGCATTGTCAAAGTGGTTCAGCACATACGCCGCCCGCGCCACGTCCGCGCTGTTCTTCATGGTGCCGTCGGCGCTGCCATCCCCGCCTGCGTGCCGGTTGGTGATGTGTTTCACCGCGTTGGCATCCATCATCGTCACCTTGCCCACCTTGTCAAGGCCGGTCAACTGCTGCATGGCGTCCCGCATCCTGTCGCTGGTCTCGGTCACAGTGTAGGGTTCCAGATCTTCGCCCGCCCGCACCCGGTCCACGTATTCCGCAAGGCCTGGGTCAACGCTCTGTTTGTATTCCTCAATGCTGGCGTTCTGCGCCGGGGTATGTACCGCTGGGTCATCGTTCACCGCCGTCTGCTCTGCCTTTTGTGCCGCCGTTCCCAAGGCTCCCTCCCTGAGGGAGCTGTCGCCCGCAGGCGACTGAGGGAGTTCGCCCCCCAAGGCTTCCCTCTCGGGAGAGCTGTCAGCGCCCTTCGCTGCCTGAGAGGGTTCGTTCCGCTGCACCGTCTGACCGTCCGCTGTCTCCAGCGCCGCGCTCATCCTGCCCAGCTGGGTGCCCACAGCGCCGCCCAGCGCGCCGGAAGCGCCGCCGGAAAGGCCGCTTTCCAGCGCCTGCAAAAAGGTGTCTCGGCTGAACATCTCCTCGGCCGCCTGCGCGTCGCCCAGGGCCGCGTCAATGGCCTTGTCCGCATAGGTCTCCACAAAGGCCTGCATGGCATTGTCAATGCCGCCGGACACCGCATTCGCCACCGTCGGGTACTGCTGCGCCAGTACGCCGTTGTCTGCCACGCTGCGCACCATGTCCGCCAGCTTCCCCGCCAGCGTGTCCTTGGCGTAGTCGCTGCCCATGGTCCGGGCAAGGTCTGCCGCGCCCACGCTGTTGATGGCCCACCCCGCACCGAACTTTGCAAGGCCGCCCACCAGCGTCTTGCCCGCGCTCTCGCCCTTGTCAACGCTCTGGCCCATAGCCTCCGCGCCGCCCTGGGCGCTCAGCACCGGCAGCACCAGCGCCGGGCTGATGCCCGCCACTGCTAGGTTCTCCGCCGCACTGGTCGCAATTCCCATTGCCGTCTTTGCGGTCTCGTTCATGCCCGCTGTCGCGCGTTCGGTGTGCTTTCTGCCGTAAGCGTACAGCTGGTAGCCCACGCTCTCGTCCTTGTCAACGCTCTCGTTCGTCACGGTCCCGGCCACCTTCTGCCGCATGCCGGTGATCTCGCTCTGGCTGTACCCCATGGTCCGCAGCTGCTCGTCCGTGTACTGCGGCTTATAGTCCATGTCCACCGCCGTGATCATATCCTTCAGCTGCTTTGCCCGTTCATCTCCTGCAAGGCTCTTGTCCAGCGCACGTTCATTGGCGTTCGTGCTCCATGTATTCCAGATCGCCGTTCCGAGATTTTCGCCCAACTGCGGACTGAACGACGCCACCGCTCCGCCAATGCCCTTCCATGTGTCCGCCGAGCGCCGCACGGCCTTTTCCGCAGCAGGCAGTGCGTCGTACTCGGCAATGTACTGCCGTGCCTCATTGATCTGCTGCTGGCTGTACCCCTTGGCCATCAGCTCCGCGTCGGTGTACGGCTTCTGGGCCTTCACAGCATTGTCGCCGGTGCTGCTGCCCAGTGCAGCAGCATCCTCCACGCCGCTCTTTCCCATCCGGATCAGGCTCACCAGCGTCCGGTGCTGCGGGTCTGCATCCATCCACCGGTTCAGCCGTGTAAAGTCGCTGAATTTATCTTCGTCCTCCGCCTTCGCCGTGTGATCCTTGATGGCCTGCGCCCCCTGCGCCAGCACGCCCTCGCTGCCGTTGCGCCGCCGCTGTGCCGCCTTCTGGCTCTCGTTCGCGCCCCGCACCACCGCCGCCGGGGCACCGCTTTCTGTCTGCAGCCACTCCGGCTGGTTCTGCCGCTTCACCGTCGGCAGCTTTTTCCCCGTCTTTGCCGTGGCCGCCGCGGTCTGGGTGCCGTCCATCTGTGCCAGCACCCGCGTGCCAAGGCTCGGCGTTGCCGTGGTGGTGGTCTTTTTGCTGCCTGCCGTGCCACCGCTCTTTGCCGGGCCGGTCGTCTTTGCGCTCGTTCCGGCCTTCACCGTGCTCAAGCCCGTTGCCAGCGGAGCACCCGCCGTCACACTTTTCTCCGTGTTCAACCCCGCTGCCAGCGGAGCACCTGCCGTCACGCCCGTGCTCCCGCCGCTCTTTGCGGTGCTGGCCGCCTTTGTGTTCGTGCTGGCCTTTGCTGCCGCAGCGGCCTTTTTGCTTGCATCCTCTTTTTCCAGTGCTTCGCGCTTTCTGCGCACCTCGTCTACGCTCCAGCCCATTTTCTTCTCCTTTTTACCATCCCATCACGTTGGACACCCGGCTGATCACGTCATCGCCGAACCCCAGCCGGATCAGGTAGTCTGCAATTTCGTCTGCGCTCTTTCCCTGCTTTGTCATGCTCTGTGCTCTGGAAAGCGCCGTGTCAAAGCTGTTTCCATTGGTGCCGTCCACCGGCTTCACCGTGCCAAACACCGCCGGGCGCTGTAATACGCCCGCCAGCTTGCTTCCGGTGCTCCCGCTCCGGGCCGCCGTCCCGCTGCCGCTGCCTGTTCCTGTCGGTGTCAGCCACCCCGCATCCGTCAGTGTCTGCTTGTAGAACGGGTACAGCGGGTCAGTATCCTTCATGTTCTGGAACTTCGTCGCCATCGTCTGCAGCTGGGTGTTGGTAAATCCCGTTCCTGTTTTTCCTCTGCTCCCGCTGCTCTTGGTGCTCCGGCCCGTTCCGCTGCCCGTCCCAGTGGTCTTGTACTGGTTGCTGATGGCCAGCTGGCTTGCGTACTTGGCAATGTCTGCCTGGTTCAGCCGGTTCGTCACCGAATCGAAGCTGTCCAGCGCATCCGTCCCATATCCAACCGCCCTTGCAATGGTCTGTCCCAGCGTCGGTGCGCCTGCAGTCGTATAGTCCTGTGCTTTCATCAGATAGTCCAGATTATCCTTGTCCGTCTGCGAAAGGCCCTTCCATTCGTCAAACATGTCGTAGCTCAGGTCGTAAGGTTCCAGAAACTTGCTGATGGCAGCTTCCGGCACGCCCTGGTCCAGCATCTCATATGCCTCCTTCAGCGCCGCATTCTGCTGCACCGTAAAGTCGCTCACGCCCTGCAGGTTGTCAAACATGTTTTCGTCCATTCGGTACATTTTCAGAATGGCTTTTGCGCCGTCCACGTTGCCGTTCCGGTATTCTTCCTTCGCCTGCACAATGGCGTTCGCCTTCTGCTGGCTGTAACCCATGTAAGCATTATAGGCCTTGCCCACATCGCTGCCCACATTCTTGATCACGTTCCACACGTTGCTCAAAAAGTCGCTGTTCTCCTGCCGGGCCTGCTGGGTGCGTCCGTACCGGTAACTCCGCCAGTCTGCTGCGTTCTGCACGCTTCCGTCGTGCTCATTGCGCGCAAGCTGGTCCTGCGTCAGCAGGTTATTCAGCTGGGTTCCCTGGCCCGCCAGCTCCTGCCGCCACTGGCTCAGCGCGTCTGCCCGCGCCTGGGCGTACACGTTGGCGGTCTGGCCCGTCTCCCCGGTCGCCGCCTGCTGTGCCGCGCTCTTGGCCCAGTCCGTGCCGTACCCGCCGCTAAGGCTGTTTGCCACCTGCTCGGCCGCACTGGCCCCCGCGCCCGCGTTGCCAAATAGGCGGCTCAGTGCGCCCCGGTAGGTGCCATTCTGGCTGTCAAAGCCCAGTCCTGCGCTGTTGGCACTGTCCATGCCCGCCAGCGCGTTCTGGATCCCTTCGTCGTAGCGGTTCTCATACGCCCCCGGCATGGCCGCTTCCGCCTGTGCCTGCTGTTTCTGCTGGTCGTTCAGTCTCTTGATGGTCCCCATGCTCTACCTCCATTCTCAGATAAAGAAAAACGGCAGGATCTGCGCCGCAATGCCCAGCACGCTGAACAGCCCGTTCAGGGTGCTGCTCACGTTCTGCTGCCGCTGTGCATAGGCGTTGTTGTACTCGTTCTGCCTGTAGCTCAGGTCGTTGTACCAGTTCGACAGGTCTTTCTGGTACTTGTTGTAGTCATTCTGCTCGGCCTCCTGCAGGCCGTTCAGCTCCTGCTGCAGCCCGCTCTTTTTCGTGTTGTACTCGCTGCGGCTCTGGCTCGTCAGGCTGTCCAGCATCGTGTCCAGGTCGCTCATGGTCGCCGCATAGGCCTTCTGGCCCGCCTGGGTTCCGTAGCTGGAGCCGTACCCGCCGGTCAGTGCGCTGGCACTGGCCTGCGCGTTCTGGTTCGCCAGCTTCGCCTTCTGGGTGTACTCGCTCTTGTACTGCTGGTATGCCGTATCGGCCGCCGGGTCATAGTCGTAGCCGCCCAGATCATCCAGCTTGCCCATCACGTTGTCGATCTGGCCCTTGTACTTGCTCTGGTAGTCGGCCGGTTTCGTCTGTTCAAAGCGCTCCAGCTCGCTCCGCGCGTTGCTCAGTCTGCTCATCTTCAGCTCTCCTTTCCGCTCCGATAATCCTCGCTCATGTTCTCGCTGCTAAGGTTGGTCAGCACATAGGTCAGCTGCTCGTTCAGCTGGTACAGGTAGTTCTTCAGCGCCCGCGCGTCCGCCTCCGGCATCTGGTCGCTGAAGCTCGGCAGGCCGATGCCCGCCAGTCCCGCAATGCTTGCCATTGTCTTCTCCTTTCATCGTCTCGGCACCGCGCCGCTCACCCTTGCCCCTGCTGCATCCGCAAACGTAAAGGCCATGCTCCGCAGCACCATCTGTCCGGTGCCTGCAAATCTCAGCCGCATGGTGTCGTGCCGCCGGGGCACAAAGGGCAGGTTCACCCGCTGGTGGTCCCTCGTCACCGCACAGCTGCTCACCGTCTCCCAGTCCCCGCCGTCGTAGCTCACCGCCACCGTCAGCACCGTGTGGGCCAGTGCATCCATGCGCAGCGTGACCCGGCTGATGTACTTGTCGTCCGGCACGGCAAGGCCGATGTCTCCGGTCACGGCCTCAAATTTCAGCCCCGTCTCGTCCTCGCCGCTCACTTCCCGCTCCGGGTCGGCCGCCCACAGGGCATTGCCGTCCCACAGGTACAGCTGCTGGCCGGTGCTCACCATGCCGGTGCCCGCCGCGCTCTCCTCCTGCCACAGGCCCCGCTCGGTGTCGTACACCAGCAGCCGCCCGCTGCCCGTGTCCGTTTTCCGGTGCAGGTACAGGTAGTACCGCGCATCCAGCTGCCCGCCCACGGCCCGGTCCACCGCCGTCAGCTTCCCGGTGTCCAGCGCGCCGCTCACTTTGGCAGGCAGGCTTCCGCTCCACGCCATCACCCCGTCCGGCGACAGATAATACAGCGTCTCCGCGATCACGCAAAGGCTCTTTGCCGCATTTGCCGCCACGCCCCGGCACCGCACACTGCTCATCTGGTAGTCGCTTGGCTTCGAGCCGTACAGCTTGTGGATGCAGTTTTCCTTAAAAAACAGCAGGTACCCCAGGCAGCTGGCCGCCCCGGTAAATGCGCCGTCGCTGCCCACGCTCACCGCGTAGCTGTCCGACGCAATGCCCCGGTAGCTGTACCAGTTGGTGGGGTCGCCCAGGGCACAGGCATAAATGCTGTTTTCCTCCCGGCTGCATCCCCACACCCGGTTGCCCTGCTCGGTCACAAAGTCCAGGTCCGGCACCCGCCGTTCCAGCTTCACCGGCGCTGCGGCCGCTTCGTTCTCGGTCACCTTGCCGTCGGCGCTTCGCCAGCTGGTGCCGGTGGCCGTCACGGTCCAGCTGCCATAGTACCGGGTGCTGTCCTCCGGCACGGCCAGCGTCGTGATCACGTCGTCCCCGTCCAGCGTGCCGATGCTCACCTCGCCGTTCAGCCCGGCCGCCGCCGCACTGCATACGGTGCCCGGCATCCCGCTCACCGTCACGGTGTCGCCTTCCTTCAGCACGCTGCCAAGGCCCGGGCAGTGCAGCCGCAGGCTCGTCAGCAGGATCTCGCTCCACTTCTTGTTCTTCGCGCTGTACTTCAGCAGTACGCCGCCCGCACCGTAAGGGCTCTCGGCGTCCCCCTTTAAAAACAGCTGCCCGTCTGCCGGGCTCTCCGGCTCGGTCGTGCCCACGCCGTCCGGCGTGTAGGTCCGGCCCTCGCCGTCGCAGGGGGTCACGGTCATGGTCCCGCCGCTCAGCGTCCACACCGCCGCAAGGTCCGTCAGCTCCCCGCTCACCGTGTCAAAGGCCTTCTTGTCCGGCCAGATCAGCACCTTCGTGCCCATGCCGGTCATGGCCTTCTCGTTGTCGGTCAGCGCGTTTTCCAGCACCACCGCCCCAGCCCGGCTCTCGTCGGCGTCCGGGGTGTACTCCAGCGTGGTCCCCCGGCAGATCACCAGCCCGTTCAGGTGGTACATGCCGTTCACGTCCTGTACCTCCCGCACTTTTTTGCGGGTCGCCCGCGTCTGCAAAGCCGGGTACCCCCGGCCGGAAAAATTCAGGCTGCTGCTCAGCTCCGCCTCGCTGCACCCGTATGTCTCGTTCACCCCGCCAAAGGCCCGCAGCATCTGCCGCCCGTTCTGCAAAATGTTCAGGTTCCGCCCGTCCGTCATCTCAGTACCTCCACTGCACACCGCCCGCCGGGGCATAGCGCCTGCGCATCCACGCGGCAAACTCCTGCACATAGTCGCTGTACAGCTGCATCTCGTTGGCCGCCCGCGCCACCTCGCCCAGGGCAAGGTCCATCTGCGCACACAGCCAATGCACATACAGGGGTGCAAACTGCTCCGGGGCCAGCAGCTCGGTGTCGTAGGCAAGGCCGCCTTCGGCCCATGCCGTGTCCGCGCCCACGTCGTCAAAGTCCACCGTCTCGCTGCGCGCCACCACGCTCCCGCGCAGGCGGCTGTCGCACTGCCGCAGCCAGTTCTGTTTCAAACTGTCCGAGAATTCATTGTTCGGCCGCATCTCGTCGGCCTGCTCCATGGCCTGTCCCGCCGTCATCTCGTCATCTTCTCCTTCCAAATCAAAAGGCCCCGGCACAGCCATGTGCCGCTGTACCGGGGTCCTCTGTCTCTTTTGTTACACGCGCTGTGCCTGCTGCACGGCCGCCGCCTCTGCTTCGGCATTGCGGGCCATGGCCGCGTTGTCCATCTCTTCGCTGTGGCGCAGCACCTCGGCCACCGCCTTCGGCACCTCCACGTCCACGCCGCGCTGGATCAGGTAGGTCTCGCCGTTCACGCCCACAAACACAGGCGCCTTATAGCGCTGGCTGTCTTTAAACAGGTGGATCACCTCGGTGTCCTTCTCCAGAGTGTCCATGGTGTCCTTTTTTGCGGCCTCGGTGTCCTGCACGGCCGTCTCAGTCTTTTTTACTGCCATCGTCGTACCTCCTTGATTTTCTTAGTTTGCCAGTGCCTTGGCGCTGTAGCGTGCGCTGCAGCTCTCAATGCGCACCATGTACTGCTCGCTCAGGCGCTCGGCGGTCTTCACAGCCTTCCAGCCCACGGACGCGCGCTGGTTCAGCGGGTCATCGCCGTAGCCCAGCTGCTTCACGATGTGCTGCATGCCGCCGCCCTCCAGCTCGGTGGTGGCGTAGGCGTGGGCACCCAGCACCAGGGTGCTGAACACCGCCAGACCCGACGGGCAGCCGGTGCCCTTCCAGATCTTTGCTTCGCTCGACACCACAAAGCGCACGTTGTTGATCTTGCCGATCTCGCCGTTGAAGATCTCTTCCGGGGCCGCGTACTTGTGCGCCTCGATCCAGTTCGGGTCCTTGCGGATGTCATAGCTGGTGTACGGGTGCACGATGGCCACATAGCTGTCTCCGATGGGGTCTGCGTTCTGGGCCTGCAGCATGGCCACCGCCTGGTCGATCAGGTCCACGGTCAGCTGTGCGGTGGCGTCCAGCGTTGCGCGGCTGGTCACGGCAGTCTCCACTCCGTCCGCCACCTTGGGCGCGTAGATCACATTCGTGCCGCCGTTCAGGATGTCGCGCACCGCGGTGTCCATGGTGCGGGCGCCCTGGCTGGCCAGAATTTTGGTGGCCTGCACCACATTGTTGTCAATGGCAGTCAGATCCAGCATGTCGGTCAGGGGCACCCAGCCGCCGTACTGGTGCACCTCGGCGGTGATGGTGGTCACGTTCAGGGTCTGGCCTGCCGGGGTCACGCCTTCTGTCAGCGGGGTGGTGGCCTTCGGCAGGCTGTCGTACCGGCGAAACTCAATGGTCTTACCGTTGTTCGCCGGGATCGGGTAGCTGTCGCCGAACTGGTCATGCACCATCGCAGGCTCTGCCAGATCCAGCAGGGTCTTTTCGTAGTAGGTCTTCATCTCGGCGGTCATGCCGCCGGATGCGGTGGTATTCTGCAGCTGTGCGCTTGCATCCGCAAACATCTGCAGATCCAGTCTCTTTTTGCTCATCTGTTTGTCCTCCTTTAAGGTTTTTATCTTCTCACGCCCGTTGCGTGGGAAATCTCTCACAGCACGATACGCTCGCCTCGCCGTGCCCGCTTTGCCAGCTCGGCCCGCTGCTTGGCGGTCATGTGCGCCACGTCCACCTTCATCTCGGCCGCGCCGCCGGGGTGCGCCCCGTTCTCGGCCGGCCGCTGTGCCCTCTGCTGGATCCGCGCCGTCACGCCCTGCTCCACCTGCTGGGCCGTGCGGGCCGTGCTTGCCTCCATCAGCTGGTCAAAGTAGGCGGCCCGGTACGCCGCTTCCAGCCCGATGCCGCGCCGGATCATGTCCGCCACGCTGGGGTTGTTCAGCACCTCGTCCAGCTCAAACGCCGGGTACTTCACCTTCAGCCGGGCCGCTTCCGCTTCCCACTGGGCCCGCACGGCCGCCGCACGCTGCTGGTGCTCGGCCGCCTGCCGGACCTGTTCGGCCCGCTGCTTCTCGGCGTTCGCCCGCTGCAGCTCGCTTTCCATCCGGTCCATTTCCCGCGCGGTCTTTACGCTGATGCCGCGCTCCGCTGCCAGGGTCTCGTAGTACTCGTCGTTCTTCACCTTCCCGTTCTTCACGGCCTCGGTCAGGGCAGCCAGGTTGTCCGCGCTCTGCACGTCGATGCCATACGCCTCGCCCAGCGCGTCCATCAGCCCCTTCACCGCCGGGTTGTCCAGCACGTTCTGCACGGCCATCTCCGACGCCCGCTGCAGTGCCTCTTCAAACTCGGCCGCGTACTCGCTCTGCATCAGCTGGCCAAAGGCCTTGCGCTTTTCCGCCGGGTCCGTCGGCTTGGGTTCTGGCTCCTTCTGTTCTTCCGGCTTCTCCTCCTGCGTCTCCTGAGTTCCCCCATCG